GAACGTCGTCCAGGTGCGGCGAACGTAGAAGGCGGATTCGTAGAGGTTTGTTTTTTTCATACCTGTATGATGGCACAAATCCCTGAGTTTGGTAGTTCACGGTGATACAGAACTGCGGAAGAAAACCTTAAGGTTGCTTGTGCCAATCTGCCAACTGGTCGGGCAGCCGACTGGTTTGTGACACTAACTGTTCACCCACTAAGTGTCAATAATCGGTGTCGCCGTTGATGTATTGTTCCACATCAAACTTCTCATCTTCGATGACATCAAAGATTTCTGCCTGAGAGTCATTGATCTCAGCGAAAAGATCAGTGTCGAAAGTGAAGTCGTCCATCGGTGAATTTCTCAACTGTGACTACAATACACGATTTTTGTGCAAATGGTAAATGTCTGTGCCACTACTACTATTGGCAC